TTGGCAAAGGATATGGAGTTTGCCAGCAATGCCGTATTTGTAAAAGAAAGTTCATCCTATTTCAAAAAATGGATGGAGAATGCAGCAATTGGCGGATTAAATCAAACGCTAGGAATGGCTACAACAGGTTATGCCGGAGGAAACATGAAGATTATTTCATTAATGAGAAAGTTCCAAAAGAATGAACTTGATATGAATAATCCTATGGAAAAATATTTCCATGAGTTTATGACTAATGGAGGGGAAACAGGATATACCAATATCAATACAATCGAAGAATATAAAGGAATAATTGATAAAGAAATAAAGAAACTTACTCGTAGTAAGGGGAAAGATATCGCAATGAAACCGGTAGATCTATTGAACTTTGTTGGAAATGGTATAGAGCTGGCAAATAGATGTGCAGAAGATGTAACACGTTTCAATACTTATCTTACTTCTCGGCAAATGGGACGATCTATTATGAAGTCTGTGTCAGATGCAAAAAATATCACAGTAAACTTTAATAAGAAAGGTTCAGGAATTGGACTTGCAGGTTGGTGTCAAGATACCATGTTATTCTTTAATGCCGGCGTTCAGTCGTTAAAGCTTCAAAAGGATTTATGGGATGCGAGTAAATTCAAATTTATGTTGGACAAATCATTCCTTGTTGCACTTGGTGCATGTGCCCCAATTATTAGCAAGTTAATAATTAATGGTGCCGGAAGTGGGGATGATAGCGAGTATGATAATATCCCATCATGGATAAGAGAAAATGATTTGACTATTTCTTTACCGTTCGGAAAATCTGTAAGTATACCAATCTCTATTGAGGATAGATCCTTCTATGGTCTCGGTGAGAAATTATATCATATCGTAAACCACACTTATGACAAAACACCTGAAGAGGGAGCCTTGGATATATTTGGACAATTCTTAGATGTATTGCCTGTAAATATGTTACAAGGAAACAACGATGCTTCACTTAAGGGAATGGGCATGGCATTGCTTGTTCCCGACGTAGTAAAGCCAATTGCGCAAGTAATGGTAAACAAGGATTATTTCGGAAAGAAGATACATAAAGATAGTTACAATGAGTTAGAACCTGAATATACAAAAGTCTATTCAGGAACCAATAAAGAGCTAGTAAATGTAAGTAAGATATTAAATAATATAACCGGTGGAAATGCTCATCACGGTGGATACATAAATATTAATCCCGCTGATTTTGAACATATTTTTACCGGTTATTTAGGTGGAACATTTTCCACCATCAACCAAGCGGTAAAAACTGCACTGATGATTAATGATCCATCGCAACGTCAGTACCGTAATCTACCAATAGTAAGTTCTTTCTTGCAGTCACCTTCGGATGATATGAATCAATTTGGGGCAGTTAATGAAAGATTCTATGATATCAACGATAAAATGAAAGATGTCAAAAATCAAATATCAGGTTTCTCAAAAGAGGAGGATAAGGGTATTGTCGATTCTGCCAATGAGCTTACAAAAATATACAACTCTAAGAATTATAAAATGTATGAAGTTTATCAGGATTGGGAAAAGACTGTGTGTGTGTGTGTGTGTGTGTGTGTGTGTGTGTGGTATGAAGTTTATCAGGATTGGGAAAAGACACTTGACTCTGATAGAAAGGCATTGAAAGATGCAACTTCCGACTCTGATAGAAAAATGTATGAGTTGTCTTACAATATGGATAAAGCAAGTTTTTTAAAGGATATAGATAAAATAAAATAAATTATGAACTTAGTACCATTATCAAAACTTAGTTCCTATAAAGGAAAGAAGAAACATGTTTCCTCAAAGATGCGCTACGATGTAGATAGAGATGCAAAAGATCTTTTGGAACGTGCAGCGCAGGTTTGGGCAGATATGTATACGTTTAGAAAGGATATGGAACGGAACAGGAACTATACTTACGGTAAGCAATGGAACGACATGGTTTGTGTCGACGGCCGTATGATGACAGAAGAAGACTATATTCGTCAGCAGGGACGAGTCCCCCTTAAAAATAACCTCATACGTCGATTCGTAAAAACCGTATTGGGTGTATGGCACAGTCAGGATAAGGAACCGACCTGCACTTCACGTGATCGGGACGAACAGAAATACGGGGAAACAATGACTACCATACTCCAATACAACCGACAAATGAATCGATTATCCGAACTTGACGGTCGTGCATTTGAAGAATTTATGATATATGGTGCCGTATGCCAAAGAAAGTGTCCAGATTGGAGGAAAGGGCGTTATGATGAATACACAGATAATGTGGACCTTCAAAAATGGTTTGTTGATGGAGATATGAAAGATCCTCGGAACTGGGATGCGGACTTAATAGGAGAGATTCATGATATTTCTCATGGAGATCTTTTATCGAAATTTGCAAAGACACCTTCCGACAAATTCATATTGGATGAAATCTATCCCGATTATTCGGGGTATGTATCAAATAACAGTGAAGAATTCGGTTATAGGAAACAGATTGAATCAAGTTTCTATATACCCAAGGATGCCAATTTATGCCGTGTTTTTGAAATATGGAGTAAAGAAGAAAAACCACGTTATCATTGCCATGATTATGCGACGGGAGAATGTTTCAAGTGTGAAATAAAAGATAAACCAAAGCTTATTGATGCCGTAAACAATAAACGTATTCAAGAAGGAACACAAGCCGGTATGGATAAAGAGGATATCCCTCTTATCGAATACGAGTGGTGTATAGATAGATTTTGGTACTTCCGTTTCATATCCCCAGACGGATATGTACTTGATCAGGGAGAAACACCATTTGAACATGGGGAACATCCTTACACCTACAAATTATATCCTTTTGTTAATGGGGAGATACATTCTTATGTAGCCGATGTAATAGACCAGCAACGCTATGTCAATAGATTGATTACCATGTATGATTTCATTATGTCTGCTAGCGCAAAAGGTTTACTGTTGTTTCCCCAAGAGGCGAAACCGGACGAATACAGTTGGAAAGAAATTGGTAAGATGTGGGGCGACTTTAAAGGAATACTTCCTTATAAGTCTAAAAACACCACTTCATTGCCACAGCAAATTTCAAGTAATTCCACAAACATAGGTATTGGTGAATTGCTGAATATCCAACTTAAATTTTTTGAAGATATTGCAGGTGTGAATGGAGCACTACAAGGTAAGCCCGGATTCTCAGGAACAAGTGCCAGCAAGTATCAGCAAGAAACGCAGAATGCTACCATGTCATTACTTGATATCCTGGAGGCTTTCTCTTCCTTCTTGAAAGATGGCGCATTGAAAGATGTGCAAAATATCCAGCAAATTTATGATGACCGAATGATACGGAATATCGTTGGTAAGGATGCGGATATGAATGTGGATCATCCTGAACGTGTAAAAGATATCGAGTTTGATTTGGCTATTGCAGAAAGTCAGACATCCATGGCTTCACGTCAGGTTTCAAATGATTTCTTGCTTCAGTTGTTGAATGCCCACTATATTACTTTGGAACAAATGTTGGATACCGGTTCATTCCCCTATGCTGATAAATTACTTCAGGAAATAAAGAAACAACAGGAAGCAGTACAAAGCGGGCAACAACCACAACCGTTATCACCCGATTTACAGCAGCAAGTTCAACAAGGTGTCAATATGCCCGCTGTAAATAGTATGTATAGCCAATTATCAGCTTAATTTGACTACTATTTTACTAGTGAGCTTGTATTTTTTGCACCAATTGAGAAATTTACTAGTGAGGTAATACTTATAATACTCGTTCATAATTTTTAGACCGTCCTCCACTTTCTTTTGCAAGAATTCGGGGGACGGTTTATTTCCGAACTTATTGCTTGTGTAATAGAAACAAGTATTGATCACATTACCCATTTTGTTTCTACGGGGAATCAATCCATTTCTTTTATAATTAATGAAATCCTTTTTCGTGAATATCATTAGATCGAATCCGTAAGGTAGTACATAATATCTGTCTCCTGTTTTCTCATGTGCATTATCCGCTAAATTGATTGCGGCTTCAAGTCTCTTTTTAAATATAAATCCAAACATATCTTTAAATTTTAAATGGTTGCTGCCGAAATGGCTGTATTTACTTTTACCTTATCTCCTCGCTGTATTAATTGGGGAATATCCATCTCATAAGTCGATACCCACAATGCAATAGCCGTACTCATCAATATATCATCATGTGCTCCGTCAATCGCTCCATATGATCCGTTTTTCTTTTTCTCATAAACCCTATATTCATTCAAGCATCTTTCATCACGTTCGATATAACCTTTCTCACGAACAACCCTTATCATGTTTGATATGAGTGCCGGCTTGGTCGAGGTATTCGTATGGAAACCGTAACGGACAGGATTATGCATCTTTATATCTTCCTCCGATTGTCGGCGGGCATAGATATTATCGTATACATTCTTTATTTGGTTTAAGATAAACCCTGACTGATCTCCGTCGACGGATGGATCTTTTGTTTCCAGCGTATTGCTTTCAATGACTAATAGAGCATCATTGTAATATTTCGCTATCTGTGCCGCCTTCCATGACAAGAGATCGTGGTCAATATGTCCGTACCATTGTGCAACGAGTTCCGGACCTTCACCGTCTTTCATCCAAAAACGGTCGAATACTCTTATTACGGACCAGTCCGCCTTGTTTGAGCGTCCTCCGATATCTACGGATACAATGTACCTATTTGATACTTTCATGGAGGATGGTTTCTTCCATATCCACAAGTGCCCCTGCCTATCATCTATAAATGAAAGATTCCTCAATGCTTTCTTTCCTTCAATACCATCTCCTTGCACTTCTCCGATAAATTCGGGAACTTTGCAGGCGGATTTAAATTTGTCAACAAGGTATTGGTCAAATACCATCTGGCCGGAAAGTTTAAAGGCTTCGATATCATCTGTCGGAAATTCGGCGGCCATTGTCGCATGGTCCGTATAACTTTTCCTTTTTGTTATATACCAGTTTATCGCTTCCAATGAGGCACCACTTTCCCACAATTTCCATAGGTATGCCCCACATTCATGTCGTAAGTCTATTTCAACCTTATTTTCTTTTGATTCGTATAGATTTTTAGCAAATTCTTTTTTATCCTCGATAGATTCAAAAGATTTCCTGTAAATTTTTATTTGAAACCATGCAATAAACAATGCCTTGTAATTCGAGCGTAAATTTTTTGCATCGTCATATTCCTGATAGAAGAAGTCTCCATAACCGTTTGCCGTTGATTCTTCCACAATCATCGTCCAAGGTATATCCATGATTGATGAAGAGGTAGAACCAATAATATCTTTTGGAGATTTATTGTCTGTTTTCTTCCAATAAGCAACCTCCGAATAATGGGCTAAAGCCAAATCGCTTGAACGTGCCGATTCGGGGCTTTCAGCAGTACCTACACCGATCTTGCAATTACGTGAAGGTATGATATCTACTGATCCGGTACGTCCGAAATGTTTAATTTTCTGTTCCTTTCCATTATAAGAATCAGTGGAAGAATAAAGCATCCATAATGGGTAATGATTAATAAGCGTATCGAACATACCCTTTACGTTATCTGAGGCAATAGCTTGATGCGCAATTATAATGGAACTCCAACCGGTCTTATGTACGAGTTGAATCCATGCCATGTATATCTGCGTTAGTGTGGATCCTCCCCATTGGCGGGCTTTAAGAAGTATGACACGGATAGGCAATCCGGAAAGGCGCATCTCTTCCAATGTTTCGAGTAGTAATCTCTGAGGATAATTTAATTTGAAATGTATATCCCAGCCCGTACTTTTATCATGAATGATAGCAAATATAAATGCCCAAAACGCAAAGTCGTATCTTGATCTTATCTTTATATATTTTCTTTCAAGCTTATCTTTTATCTCATCGTTGTATTCGGCTTTTGGGTGAAGTAGTTTCCACATTTTCTTGAATGACTTTGCAGCCTTAAGATAACGCACAAACTTATTCTTAAGCATATCTTTTGGAATGTACTGAGTTTGGCTATTCCCTGCAAAATCTTCAATGAATATTTTCTCACGTTTAAGTGGAGATCCTTCACCGGTTAGTGGATTGAAATTGTCATGTTCTACGTTGCGCCGGTCACTTTCTTCAATGATTTTTAATGCCACCTCTTCATCCATATTCCATAAATTTGACCGAGATAAAAACAGTAGATGTGAATGAATATATTAGACATTCCTACCCATCTATAAATGAAGTAGGAAATGACGAATGTAATAAGGAAATAGATGTTGTCATGTAACCGGTTGTTCTGTGTCCCTACGCACATCCCTCCAATAGCGAATAATACCCCAGAAAATCCCATCGTAAGTTTATCTCCATAAAGAAGTATGGGGCATGAAATAAGATACGCTACAAAGAAATATTTAAACTTCACTTTTCTAAATTCCCACAATGCGGTAAGATTGATAAGTAAATGCCAAATGGTTACATGAAAGAATTGATAGACAAATCTTGAGTACCAAACAGAATTGTGGTTAAATCCAATCTTGTATGGAAGGAAATAGCAAATGATCATAACTGCTAGAATAATCCATGCAGTCTTTTCATTCTGGAATTGTACCAGCTTTTCTTTATTTTGCATATGTATATGGTTGCGGTTACGGGAGACATATAAAATTTTGGAGCGGGGGAATTCACTATCTCAAACATTGTGTCAAGTAAAGATTCTTCATTTGTCTTTGAGTATTCAAGGAATCTCTTATAAATCTCCTCAAACATTTCACGTTTAAATGGTTTCATATTTTCCAATCTATCTCCCTTTATCATTCTGGAAATAACATTTCTGGCCCTGTATTCAGAAACCCAAAATCGAGGGCAGGGGTGAAGCACTGCTTTCTGTATAGCTTCTTCAGAAGAAGTTATTTCCTTTTTTGACATTTCTTCGTGGTAAGCTTCCATTAACGCTCGCCTACGTTGTAGACAAAAATCCAATGTACACCCCTTATTCTTCATTTATGCAAATTTACGAAACGCTCTTATAAAGATAAAACTCTACTATCAAGGGCACTGTTTATATTTGTTTGTCATTAAAAATATAAAACCATGGCGGATGAGAAAGATAAAAACATAGAAAATCAAGTAGCTCAAAATGAGCCACCTGTGAGTAAAAAAGATGCTTTCAGGAAAAGAATAGCCGATAAATTTCCGGAGGAGGACTTGTCTGACGAGAATGCTTACTATGGAAAAATGAGCGGATTAATGGATAATTACGATAAAAGCGAGAACGAAAGAAAACGTATCTCTGACGCTTTTTCTAAAAATCCGGCCAATGCCTCTTTGTTCCAATCCGTAATGAACGGAAGGGATTTACTTTCAACTTATGTCACACGATATGGAGTAGATGGCTTGATTTCAAGATTGCAAGATCCTGAGGTTGTTGCCAAGCTCCAAAAGGAGCAAGACGACTATTTGAAGAAAGTAGAAGAAAGCGGAAAGACTAAAAAGAATTTTGACAAAAACATTAATAAGTCTTTGGAAACGATTGAAGGTCTTGTGAAGGATGGAACCTATACAGATGAACAAGTAAACGGGGCTATTTCAAATATAGAAGAGATCGTCAATGATTATTTCATGGGTATTATCAAACCTGAAACTTTGGCTGATGTCATGCATGCAAAAAGTTACTCGGATGATATTGCCAATGCTGCTAATCAAGCCGCCGTAAAAGCGAAGAATGACAAAATAGATCGTGCCAAATTAGCTAAGCCTGAAGTTCCTACTCTTAATGGCAAATCTGAATCTGTCATGCAAAAAAGCAGTGAATTCAAGTTGCCTAAAAATAGGAATATATGGGCTGGTGCCAAAAGAAACAATTTGTAATTAATGAAAAATATGAAAAGTAAAAAGTTTAAATTTATCCTGCGTGCTATATTATTTGTTATAGCTCTATGCGTGGGAGTCCCCGGCGGGGTCATGATGGCCGAAGATGTGGCGACTGCCGCTACAAATGCAAGTGATCTTGAAGGAGGTGGAAAGCAAGTTGCCGGTGACGGAGAAGGATTGGCTGGTGCCGCAACTGAGACCGGTGGAGAGATTATGAATCCGGATAATCTATATACAAAACATATAGATGAAATAATTACTAAGATTCGTCCGAATCGTACTCCGATTGATCAGATTTCCCGTAGGGCGGCACGTTCCGTAAAAACTAATTCAGCAGTAGTTAAATACTATTCAGTGGGAACACGCCCGATCCGGACTACATTGACTCAAGCAGTTGAAGCGCAGACAGATGAATCTACAGTCTCGTTGCATGTGGCAAATGTGAATATGTTTACAGCAGATGATACGATTGTTTGCGTGGGAGTTAAAGGCTATGCAGATGATGGAACCACTCAAACAACTCATGATTTGGAGTTGTGTGTTATCAAAAGAGATGACAACGGATATCCTGTATGTTATGCGATAAATGGAAAGATCGGATCGTCTAAACAAACGAT